AATCCACAATGCTACCAAGAAGAACAGGAAATATAATAGATGTATATGTTGGTTGGAGAGGAAAAGGTTACATGATAAAAATGTTTTTCCCTCAAATCAAACGCCCTTCACGCAGAGAAGTACTGGATCAAGTGAGAAAAGTGTATCCTGGTGCTCAACTCTGGTCTTACCAAGTTTCCAATTATGAACCAGGAGAACCACTCCTCCAGACAGGAGGCAGAAACTAAACAGTTAAAAAAGAAAGTAGAGAATTTAGAAAAAATATTAGAACTACAACAAAAAACTAGAGACCACGATAGAAAATTTGGCAAATACGAAATGATGTAGGAGGTTATTATGGATGATGTTTACTTAGGTAATCCGCTTTTAAAAAAGGCCAATGTTGCTCAAGAGTTTACTCAAGAACAAATTCTTGAGTTTATGGCTTGTAAACAGGATCCTGTATATTTTGCAAAACAACATGTAAAGATTGTTAGTTTGGATGAAGGTCTTGTACCTTTTAAACCTTATGATTTTCAAGAAAGATTAATTCAAAATTTTCATGAGAATAGATTTAACATTTGTAAGATGCCTCGACAGACTGGTAAGTCTACGACCTCTGTATCTTACTTATTACATTATGCAGTGTTTAATGACAATACTAATATTGGTATTCTTGCAAACAAGGCAGCAACTGCCAGAGACTTACTAGGTCGTTTACAAACTGCATATGAGAATCTTCCTAAGTGGATGCAACAAGGAATCATATCATGGAATAAAGGTTCACTGGAGTTAGAAAATGGTAGTAAAATATTGGCAGCTTCGACTAGTGCTAGTGCTGTTCGTGGTATGTCTTTCAACATCCTATTCTTGGATGAATTTGCTTTTGTTCCCAATCACATCGCTGAGTCTTTCTTTGCTAGTGTTTATCCTACTATTACTTCTGGTAAAAGCACCAAAGTCATAATGGTTTCAACCCCTCACGGGATGAATCATTTCTATAGGTATTGGCACGACGCAGAAAAAGGTAAAAATGAATATGTGCCAACTGATGTTCATTGGTCAGAAGTTCCAGGTAGAGACTCTGAATGGAAGAGACAAACGATTGCAAACACATCTGAACAACAGTTTAAGATTGAGTTTGAGTGTGAGTTCTTAGGATCTGTTGATACTCTGATTGCACCAAGTAAATTAAGAACACTTATATATGAACAACCATCAAGAACTGGTGGTGGTTTGGATGTCTTTGTTGATCCTATAAGGGGTCATGATTATGTAATTACGGTTGATGTGGCAAGAGGTGTATCAAAAGACTATTCAGCCTTTATAGTTGTAGATATAACTGAGTTTCCCCATGCAGTGGTGGCCAAATATAGAAATAATGAAATCAAACCCATGCTTTTTCCAAGTATTATTCAAGATATTGGAACAAAGTATAATGATGCATTTGTTTTATGTGAAGTAAATGATGTAGGAGATCAGGTAGCATCCATATTAAACTTTGATTTAGAATATAAAAACCTTCTTATGTGTTCGATGAGAGGTAGAGCAGGACAAATAGTAGGACAAGGATTCTCTGGTAAGAAAACTCAACTTGGACTTAAGATGTCTAAGACAGTTAAGAAAGTTGGTTCTCTTAACTTAAAAACTTTGATAGAAGAAAATAAACTTCTTTTTACTGATTATGATATATTAAATGAACTTACAACTTTTATTCAGAAAGCCAATTCTTTTGAGGCAGAAGAAGGATGTAATGATGACCTTGCTATGTGTCTTGTCATATATGCATGGTTAGTTGCACAAGATTACTTTAAAGAACTTACAGATCAGGACGTAAGAAAAAGATTATACGAAGAACAAAAGAATCAAATTGAACAGGACATGGCTCCCTTTGGTTTTATGGATGATGGAATGGGAGAGGAAAGTTTTGTTGATAATGATGGAGATAGGTGGTTTCAGGGAGATGAGTATGGTGATAAATCATATATGTGGGAATACTTATCTTAATGGAAATAGACAAGCAAATAAAGTTAGGACATTTATTGCTGTCTAATCGAATATGTAGAACATGTGGAGAAGAGAAGAATCTGATAGAAAGTTTTTATAGAACTCGTAAAGATAGAGGCCCTGTTGCGTCTTCTTATTCTTATGAGTGTAAGGTATGTACAATTCAGAGAATAGTAAAAAATAGGCAAAGAGAAAACCCCTTTACTGAATGGAATTATCCTGATTGGTAATTGTTCACGGCATGTTTCCCCACCGAAAATGTCATAATCAATAAATAATTTCAGGTAAAAATGAGTATTTCGGAGAAGAATATGGCGACTCCTCAATTATCACCTGGAGTAGTAGTTAGGGAGGTTGACCTAACTGTTGGGAGGGCAGATAACGTATTAGCGAATATCGGTGCTATTGCTGGTCCATTTAAACTTGGCCCTGTTGAAGAAGCAATTGATATTACTACTGAACAGGATTTAATCAACACCTTTGGTAAACCACTCTCCACTGATAGACAATATGAGTATTGGTTGAGTGCATCATCTTTCCTCTCTTATGGTGGTGTTCTAAAAGTTGCAAGAGCAGACGGTGCAACTCTTAACAATGCAAACGCAGGTGCTCCGATTGGAGGAGTCGGTATTGCTTCTACAAGTAATATTAAGATTAAAAATTATGATGACTATCAAGGAAGTTATACTGATATAACAAGTGGATGGACATGGGCTGCTAAAGATCCTGGCACATGGGCAAATGATCTTCAAGTATGTTTTATAGATGATGTAGCAGATCAAACTGTTGGATTCTCTACAGTGGATCTGAGTAAGTTTGGTTTTACTGTTGGATTAGGTGTTACGTGGGCATACAGTGGAACAACAGCAGGAGTTGGTACAACATCAACTACTAATGGATATGTAAAAGGTATTATTACTGGGGTTGCTACTAACACAAGCACTACTGAACAAAGTACAATTGATGTAAAGATTGTATCAAGAGTTCAAACAACTGGTGCTGGTGCTACTGAAACTGCAATCGACTATGCTCAATTTGATCCACAATCATCAATATCAAAAGGAAATACACTATTTGCTGTAAACTCTTCTGGTATTAACACTGATAATGGATCTACTTTATTAGCTAATAGTTTGATTACTGGTGTTACTACAGTATCTGACTGGTATAATAATCAGACCCTTAATCTAACAAACTCTACAGTTTATTGGAAACAGATTGCATCGAAACCAACCACAAGTAGATATAGTGAAGAAAGAAGTGGTAGAAATGATACCATGCACGTTGTAATTGTTGATGATAGTGGATCAGTAACAGGAATTCAAGGAAGTATTCTTGAGAAGAATTTATTCCTTTCAAAAGGTTCTAACTCAGTATCTGATGTGGCTGCACCTGAAAGAAGTTACTATAAGGACTTTATTGCTCAACAATCAGCATACATATATCCTGGTTTTAATGTATCGAGTGCAACTGATAGTTACTTCCAGACTGAACCAAAAGCCACTGGATTCACCACCTATTCAGGTGTTAAGTCAGATTCATTTACTGCTATTGGAGTTGCTGGAGGTCTATGGGGGCAAGAAACTCAAGGAGTTATCTTTAATGCTATAGGTAATGTAACTTATCCTTTGGGTGGTGGTGTTGATTATGCTGCTTCTGGTGGTACAGAAATGAAGGCAACTCTGGGTTCTCTTGTAGATGCCTACGACTTATTCTCTAACTCAGATGAGGTAGATGTTAATTATCTAATCATGGGACCAGGGTGTGGTGCTAAAGATGAGTCTCAAGCAAAAGCAAATAAACTTCTTGCGATAGCAGAATCTAGAAAGGATTGTGTGGCGGTTATTTCACCACATCGATCAGATGTTGTAAATGTTACTAAAGGAGAAAATCAAACATCTAACGTTGTTGAATTCTTCTCTCCAATAAATGCATCATCTTATGGAATATTTGATAGTGGATATAAGTACATGTATGATAGATTCAATAATGAGTTCGTATATGTTCCATGTAATGCTGACGTAGCAGGTCTGATGGTCAGAACAGAGATTGAGGCTTATCCTTGGTTCTCTCCTGCTGGTCAACAACGAGGAGTCTTGAATAATGCAATTAAACTTGCATATAATCCTAAGAAATCTGAGAGAGATGTTCTCTATGAGGCAAGGATTAACTCTATTATTAATCAGTCTGGAACTGGTATTCTTCTCTACGGTGATAAGACCGCATTGAATTATGCATCTGCATTTGACAGAATTAATGTTAGGAGACTATTCTTAACAGTTGAAAAAGCACTTGAAGCAGTTGCAAATGCTCAACTCTTTGAATTCAACGATGAAATAACTCGTGCAAACTTCAGTAATGTGGTTGAGCCATATCTAAGAGATGTTCAGGCAAAGAGAGGACTCGTTGATTTCCGAGTCATC